CGATCGTCGCCAGTTTGTCCGCTATGCTCATGCCGTCGTACCCCCGATCAGGCTATTTTGCACCGCAATGATGCTGTCCAGCGCCGTGTCGATGTCGCCAACATTTGTTTGCAGCTGTTTGACATCCGCCGGATTCGCCCGCAAATACACAGCCGTGCCGTTGTTGGTACCGATGGATACCGCGCCCTCGTAGTTGTCGATGTACAGGGTAAAACCGTCTGCGCAGAATTCAAAAGCATCATTATTGATGGTCGTAATCGTGTTTGGGATATGCACCGCGCGCAGACTGTTACAATAGCCAAAATTATAATCGGAAATTGTTGTGATACTGCTCGGGAAGCATATCTCGGACAATGCTGTGCAGCTCTGAAAACTGACAGACCCATCACCGGTCAGCCCCTCCGACAAAATCAGACGGGATATATGCGTGTTCCCATAAAACGCATAGAACCCGATTTCCACACGATATATCACGCCATCCGCGCATACCTTCGCGGGGATAATCACCGTACCATCGTTTGCTCCGGCATACTCGGCATTGTCACTATCAGTCGTTCCATCCCCCACGGTTGCAACTTTCCGCGTTGTGTCCAGCGTGTACTTGATACCCTGCCGGTCATACCACTTGCCACCTCGTTTGGTTAGCACATGGATGCCAGACAACTCCATATTGGCGTCATCCAACTTGATGTACCCGCTAAGATCAACCTCTGTGCTTCCGATGCGCTCCCACCCGCTGCCGATGTACATATACTCGTCATAGACATTACCGGCCTGCGGATCCTCCGCCGGCACCATATAGATGGTATTGGGGTCGATTGTCTTGTTGGCTGTATTGACCATGCGCGCATCCAGCACTTGCAAAGTATACGACCCACTATTGTCTTCACCGTACCCGACCACGCGGATACCCTCCAGCTCGGTCAGATTAAGCGACCCGTTAGCCGTCAGATCAAGGTCAATCGCGTGTTCGCCGGCCGCAAACTGCCCAGTAATAGCCCGGCTGGTAATTTCGGACGAGTGATTGCCAAGATACACATTAAAATTTTTCATTTGATCAGTGCCGCTGGAACAGGTTAGCTTCAGCGTTAGCATAAGGTGCAAACCGCTGCCTTTAGCCCATGTGCCAAGGCTTACCAGCCCGTTATTCCACCAACCAGTATTCAGCACGTTTTGACCAGTCGGGTTGGACACGATATTGCTGTTGCCAAACTCGTGCAGCTTCTCGCCTTCGTCGGACGGTAGGTATGCAACGATTTTGCGTTTTAAGGCACCGGACAGGGTTTCTCTGACACTGGAATCGAGCTTCTGCATTGTGATAGCACCATCTGAAATGGATGCTGTGCTAACAGAACCATCTTCAAGTTCTAATTTAGGAATGGAAAAACCATCCCATGCCAATTCCCAAATCGACACGCCTCCTGTCGGCTCCGAAGAAAATACGACACTGATTTCTGTCTCTCCATCAGCAATAGAGATCAGGCGTCCGGTGATCTCTACCGAACTATAATCAAGATAGTTAATCTCAGGCAAAGACGAAAAGACAACGGTACGGTATCCACGTGAAAATGAACCTATTTTTACAGATGCGACTTCCCAATCGTTGTATATCACATAGTTCTTGCCCGGAACAATCCTAACTGTTGTGGAACCCAATTCCGAATCGGCAACGATAAAACTCCCGACTGCGGAATCCCCAAGCATTTTATATGTTTTCGGCTTTGCAAAGCTCGTTTTTTCCGCGGTCACCGCCTCACGCCCCAGCTTATCGGTGGATACCGCACTGTCTGTCAGCTTATTCTTTGTGACGGCGCCGTCCGTCAACTTGTCAGTTGTGACAGCACCGTTCGCAAGTTTGTCTGTGGTTACTGCTCCGTTTGCCAGCTCTTGGTCGGTGACGGTTCCCGCGCCCGGCTTTAGCTTGGTCGTGCCGTCCAACAGCTTATCAACTGCTTCGGCACGTTCCAGCAGCGCGTCGTGATCGTACGCCGTGAATACACGACACACAACCGTACCGGACGGCCAATCCGACGCTACGCCGTTCACGCCACGCGTCACGCCCATCAGGATATTACCGGATATACTGGTGTATGTGATGGTTTCGCACTGGTCACCGGTACCGATGGTAGCGATACCGGGAGCATCTGTCAGCACCGATTTATCGATGACAGCTATTGTCGTTGCAGCTGCCGTTATGGCTGCAGACAGTCCCGTTACCGGGCTGTTTGCCTTGGCTGCGTATAATTGTTTCATATTTGTCCTCCTTACACTCTATAATCACCGCGCGATTTGACAAAGCATTGGATAAACAGTTCGCCGGTAATACGGCACAGCCCTGCTCCGCTCGCATCGTTGGCAATCGGCGTGATGGTCAGCGTGTGCTTGCCGCGTTCGATGCGCTGGAACTTGCCTTGTTTCAGTGCATCCAGCACATTGATCTGGTACGATGATCCGCTACCAGCGGTGATGTCCTGCCCATCCAGCTGCACTTTAATCGACGATACTGCCAGCGTCGGCTCTTCGTAGATACCGTACAGGATTTGGTGGGTGTGATCTTCAATCTCATGGCTGTGCGCCGGTACAACATGGGTGTGGTCAATGTTGTGGCTGTGGGCGGCAATCTCGTGCGTGTGTTTGGGGATTGTGACATTGTGCGTATGCGGGTGTCGATGCTGATACATATACACCGTGATGGGTTTGGCATCAGATTTGTCGATTACATCCAGCAATGTACTCGCTACATCGCTTGGGTACACAAACGCTGTTGACAAGGCGGCTTCCGGCCACTCCGGGTCTTTTTCTACGATAGGCTCGATATCCCGATAGCGATTCTTTGAAACATCAGCGTTATACCAGCCAGCTTTATCTATGTGTGACCACGAGGCATTACTGACGATTTTTGCGTCCTCGTTAACCTTGTAGGCATATGTCGCTTGTTGTTCGCCGCTCGTTTCTGTTTTTGCCGCCGAGCTAAGCGAAATTTTTTGGTATGCTTCACTGGATGTCACAGACGGTCCAAGGGTGATGGAGGTAGCAGGTTGTGTTTTGGTCTTACCGCCACCCGCAGCCTGTCCGGTTTCGTATGCGCGAAAATGCTCCAGCTCAATGTCCAGCATCAGCTTGTTGACATACACCAAATCATCCGGCAGCCGGAATGTCACGGTGATAGGGTGGTCTTTATCGGCGTTGTCCGCAAATGATCGTGACCACACATTGGTAGCCCCCTGTGCGTTGACTTTGTCCGTGTTGTCACGGTTGTACAGTCGGTCGATCGCTGCGGCCAATGTGTTCGGCATCGCCCCCAGCGTCAATTTGACGCTGTACGGCTGTCCGGTCACATCCGACTTAGACACCTCCAGCACGCGATATACCGCGTCCATGCCGGTCTCGTCATCCACAATGCGGCACCCCTTGCCCGGTACAAAATGATCTTGACCCGACCGTGTCTGCGGATACAAGTCCACCGCCTCGACGGTAATGACCGGCTTGATATCCTTGTAGTCCTGCAGCGCCTTTTTGGCGCCCATCAGCAGCAGCGATGGCTCGTCCTCTGACCGGTCGGTATAGTAGTCCTCGATCAATCCATATTTGGCAATGCTGTCCGCGTCCTCCACGTAAAACTGACCGTTTTTTGTGTTGCCGGTCGGGTCTGCCTCCAAATCCTCCGCCAACATCAGCGATGTTTGGTTAATACCCTCGCCGCTTCCCAGGCCGTAAAAGCGATTAGCCACCGCTTCGACCGGTTGGGATATAGACAGGCTAACCAGATTCTTGCCGCGCCGGATCACGGACGATACCGCATCATCTACCGCCACCAGATTGATCTCCCACGGATACACCTGCGTGTTGTAGACCCATTGCGTGGATGTCGTCCATTTTTCCGGCAATGACCACAGCGCCGCGTCGATGGTGGTGTTTTCAAAATGATAGTCCACCACCACATCGATCAAGCTGCCGTCGAAATCGTCAGACAATACCCAGTCGCTCTGACCGGTGCCGCCATCGCCACCAGCCAGCAGCCACGCGATCACATCCGCCATGTCCTGACCATTGCGCTCGTGGATGGAATACAGCACACGCCGCTGTAGGAATTTGCGCACATGCGTGCAGCTGACATCCAGATAGTGACCGCTGTCATCTGTTGCCTCTTGGATTGTGTCGACCAGATACAGCGCGATATACTCGCCGTTGTCCCATATCTCCGCGAGACTGGTCGGCGTGATGTATGACGCTTTGGGGTCATCCGCCGGCAGTCGAAACGAACAGGTGTACAGATCGTTTACCGGCAGCTTATAGCCCACATTGATGGCGTTTTCAAGGTAGGCGATTGTATCAATGCCCGTCCGCGTGGAGTTAAATTGCTTGATAATTACCGTTGTGTCCATAGCACCGCCTCCTTAATAATACTGGTCGGCGTAGGTGATAACAGCCCGCAGATCGCGCTTGGTGGATCCATCCAGATAGTTGATACGCGTCCCGGTCGGTCGCATATACAGCCCTACGCCGCTGCAATTGGTCAATACCGGTACACCGTCTATGCGCACTTCCATGCGCTCGGTGTCGATTTCCAGCACTTGACCTGGCTGTAGCACGGCGTTGATCTGCACAACGCCGCCAGCGTCCGCCTGTACAACCGCCGACAGCTGCAGCCCAGCGGATAGCGCAGCGCTGGCCGCTGCCGGTGCGTCGCCCTGCAGCCCATACGCCAGCCGGTTAAATCCTGCTCGATTATATTTTGCTCCGTGCTCCATCGCCATCACCTCACACGGACAGACAGGCTACCGGCGGGGATAACCGCGGTACCCCATCGTCCCACTTTGATGGGCGTTTGCAGCTTGCCACTGAACAGCATATTGGCGTCCTCCCCCGCGCCGTCAAACAGCGCGTAATACTCCAGCGTCCCCCACGCATACTGCGCCACCGGGAACGATACAGCACTCGGGTTGGTAGCTTCCATGCAGGTGGGGTCATCCTTGGCGTATTTCGGACTGGACAGCGTCACCTTTTGGCGGGCATAGTTGGCGTCCGTCGGTTCGCGACCGGGTGCATATGCCCCGCTCGGTGTCAGCAGCAGCCCCACATATACATTGGCGACAGAAAACGACTGCCCTTGGGCAATGGCTTTCAGCACCTTTTCTTGCAGATAGTTGGATGCATCAGGCATCATGCACTCCTCCTGTCATGATAATTCGGATACCATTTACGGCGGTATCTCCGGCATTGTAGATCTGGACAAGGCATGGTGCCGGAGCAGTGCCGTCATAAGGCACAGTGATCTGATGACCCCGCTTGGTGATTTCCAACGCGATAGTATGCTGTGCACCGGATGCGATCGGGTGGCACTCAAACACAATAGGAACAGTGCCTCCCGGCAAATACTCCTCCGGTGCCATACTGTTGTATACCTTGGCACGGCAGGAGATACCCGGCTCGTCGTCAAAGGACAGCTCGCCGCTTTGCTGCAACCACGCGGCAATGCGACGCATTTTGGCGCGGAAGTCAGCAATGCTGGATGCCTCCACGCTACAGGTCAGCTCCACTACCTTGACGTCGTATGTTTCGCCGTCGAAAGTGTATACACCGTCACGACCGGGGATCTCCACCTGCCTCTTGCGCCGAGATGCCAAGGTGCTGCGACTGCGCGTCTTAACATGCAGCCCGAAGTCGCGATAACTGTGCTTACCGCAGAATGTAAATCCTATCATCGTCTACCTCCCATCAGGGCGCTGACCTGCGCCTTGGCAAGGTCAAAGTCCACCATACGACTGATGTTGACATTTTCGATGTGTACGGTACGAGACTGGTCGACCTGACTGTTGCTGGCTGCACCGGCTGTCGACATACGCATACGCTGCATACCAGCCCATGCGCGGCGCATAACCTCCTGCGACCCGGACAGCACCCCATTGACAAAATCATGCATCTTGGACATAGGAATGATTGCTTCCGGCTCATCCTCAGCCACCCACGCCAGCTGTTTGCTGTTGACAATACCGCCGGTGGCGTAGCCCCTAAACCGTTTCAGATCGTCGCCGATTACATTGCCGGTGACCGTGACACCAATGCTTTTTTTGGTGTCCAGCCCTTCCTGCAGTCCTGCGTTATACATCGCGCCGAAGTTTTTGCCTTTGGCTTTCGCCCGCTCGGCGTAGTCATCCAGCAGATCCATCATCTCGTCGTACGACTTGCTCATGATCTGCTTGCGGGCATCCGCGACCAGCGTTTCCTCGGACACGGTGTCCTCGTAGCGCTTTTTGGCTTTTTCTTTGGCGGCTGCCAGCTCTTTGTCGTTAGCCTTTTTCAAGGCGGTCAACCGTTGCTGATACGCCGCTTTTTCGGCTTCCAGCTTGGTAGACAACGACTGTTTCAGCGCTGCAACCTCGACAGCATACTGATCGTTTAGCCGCGTCAGCTTTTGCTTGGCGGCGTTTTCGGCATCCGTGACCTGCTGGTTAAGGGCTTCACGTTGCTTATCCCGCGCCGCGGCGGCTGCGTCCTCCTGTTGGGTCAGCCGCTCCTCGTCCAGCTCGCGCTGGATTTTCAGGATTTTCTCCGCGTGCTCCGCCTCGAGCTGCTGGCGTTCTTTCAGCCAACTCTCGTTCAGCGCAGATAGCTCACGCTCGGCAAGGACACGCGCCGTCTGGGTGGGTGGGCTGTCGATTACCTTTTGCAGCTTATCCCGCTCGGTTTCGTACTTTTCAAGTGCTTCCGCCATTTCGCGGGTGTTATCCGCCTCCTGCTTGGCAAGCTGCTCGCCTAGATCGCGCAGGGTAGCTTGCTCCTGTCGGGCTTTGCGTGCTTCTTCGGCTTCCTTATCGGCTTGATCCAGTGCTGCCAGCTTGGCTTTGTAGACCTGTATCTCCTTATTCGCCGTCTGGACGATCAACTGCACTTCCTTGTAATACCGCTCCTGCATAGCAGCGGTAGACTTGGAATACATATCCTTTTCGGCGGCAAGCTGCAGCTTCCATTTGCGCATCTTGTTTGCCAAATCCTGCTCGTCCAGCGTCTTGACATCAAAGGACATATTCTGGTAGGCGTTTTGCTGGTTCTTGATAGATGTTTCAGTCGCCTTGTATTGCTTTTCCAGCGCCGTCTTTTGCGTATCGTACAGATTGCTGTATTGCTCTTCCAGCGCCTCTACCTCTTTGTCGTAGACCTCTTTGCGCTGTTCTTTGAGCTTTTCCATGATCTCTTTGCCGATATCGTCAATGGCGGACAACTGGTCGGATGACAAGCCGTCTGTCCCCGCTTGCGACGAGATAATGACGTTGTACCGATCGGTATAGGTTTGCTCGTCGGCAAGGACGGATTTGATGTCCTTGACTTTAGTTAGCAACAGATCATTTGCATCCGTTTCATTGTCACAGGCAAGTGCAGCTTTAACTGCATCGTTTATCATGCTATCAGCAACTAACTTCTGGGTGTTATTCAATTCATAATAGTTTGGTATTAAGTTTTTGATAGTCGCCTGTAATTTCGATGTAGCCGATTCTGTTGCGTTAAGCATTTCAAGAGTATCGTTATCGTACGGCGTTGTTACATAATCTGTTGGTTTAATTCCCAAAAGATCCATTATGTATCCAAACCATCCAATATCCTTATAGGTGCTTTTGGTACCCGATGTTTTCAATGCAAAATAATCAGCAAGCGTATCATCTTTAGCCGTTGCCGCGTCCTTATTTGTCAAACGTTGTTTTTCCTTAAGAATACCGATTTGCTCTTGTAACGCATCGTTATTCTTAAGAATCATCTCGTTCTCGTCGGTATACCCAAGCAGCATATCCGGGAAAAGTTCAACCAATTGCTCTCGCGCTTTAACGATATCGCTGGAACTTGATGCGGAATTATCCAATATTCCAACGGCTTTTTGCAGTTCCAACAACTGCTGATCTTGTTCTCGTAGATGTTCCATCGCTTGGTCAAAGAGCTTTTGCTCTTTTTCACCAGCAGACTGCAATGCTTCGCCGAGCATGGATATAGCTGATATGGCCAGCGTAACTCCGCCAGATATTGCCGTTCCCATCACCGCGCCAGCCGATGCGCCGGCAGTCTTGGCGGCGTTCATGGACTGCTTTAGGAATACGATCCGCTCGGCGAGGTTGCCAACATTGCCGATGGTGCCGCTAACGATCGGGCTTAACCCGCGCAAGCTGTTAGCCATCGCATCGATCGCCAGCGAGGTGGTTTTGTACTGTCCTTGCTGTTCGCTTAACTTCGATTTGTTGTTGAGCTTTGCTACGGCTTCATCCTGCTGCTGATTCACAACACGCAGTTTTTGCGCCAGAGCTTCCAGTGCCGCCTCTTCCTTTTTAATGGCAGCATCCTCTTTTGCAAACTGCTGCGCCATATCCGCGTCGCTGTATCGACCAACCGCTATCTGCATATCGGCGTATGTCGCCTTAGCCGCATCAAGTGCGGCATCCATCTCGGCAATCTTTTGCCTCTGCTCCTGCATTTGACGCGACAGCTCTTGCTCTTTGATGATCAGCTTTTGGATGTTTGCGGGCACAGTACCCACCGTGTCGCCCAGTTTGGTGACCCGTTGCTCGGATGCATCCATGCTCCGGTCGAAATCGCTGGTGTCTGCTGTTAATCGCGCCTCAATGCCGCCGGCATCGTATACATTCACATCATTGCTCATAGCCTCACCTCCTAACGCATAATGTCGTCGATGTACTGCTGGGGCTGCTGCCCTGCCGTATCATCACCAAACATATAAAACCAGTCCTCCAGATCGGTGTCATCCAGCTGTGACGGGCTAACGCCCTGCCGCAGCAACACCGTATAGATGGACATCATTTCCCGGTAGAGCTGGTGCGGCGCTACCGGGCCTCCCCGTTTTTTGCGTCATCCGGCATATATTGCGACAGCCACTCGCTGTAAGTGCTCCGCAGCCTTGCACCGTCCTCAAAGGATGCGTCGTTGATCGTTTCCGCGGTCACATCAGGGCTGTCAAACAGCGTGGCGATGTACGCGTACAGATCATCGACAGAGGCGCCCGATTCCTCGGACGCCCCCGCCGTGCGCAGGAACCGCAGAAAGCCCTTGAAATGCCGCAGCTTGGGCGGCGGGGCAACGTGCGTTTTGCCGTTGATGGTTACTTTAAGTTCGATCATCCTGCGCATCCTCCCTTATTTGCTGCCGGTCTGTTTGGCCACATACGCTTTGGTCGGGTCAAAGTTGGGATCCGCAAACCACTCTTTGTCCAGCACCTCTTTGGTGATGCTGGTATCCAGCTTGGGATCATCCTCGTCGATGAAATCAAAGCCCATGCTGTCGTAGACACGCAGCGCGTTGCGCCCCTCGATGGACTGCGTCTGGAAATCCACGCTGGATTCCTTGGTTTTGGAATCGATCTGCGGCACCCCGAAGGTGGTTTTCAGCAGACGCAGATACCGGTATTTGCCGTTGGATTTCTGACTGCGCCACATCACCGCACCCGCGGGCGGCGTAGGATTGCCCACGCGCACAAGACCTTTGGTGTACGACGCACCGGTAATCAGTGCATACTCCTCCGGCAGCAGGTCGGCGCGATCAACCGTGACCGTCTGATCGCCAATCTGCGCGAAGTTGACGCGCGGACCGTCGTCTGCATAAAAAGTGCTGACCGAGCTGCCCGGGTTAAAGCCCACGCTTTTGACGTTGGCCAGGTGCACCGCGGTATCGTAGGTCGCGCCCTCGGCGGTGTCGCTTTTCAGCACAGCGAAGTGCAGCATATCACAACCGATGCGCGGCAGGGCTTCCATTTGTTTGTTTTCAGCCATAGGGATTGTCCTCCTTTAATTCTCCCGGGCATACACCCGGTAATTTTGTGCAAAATAAATGCGCCCTTGGCCATCCTCCTTGAGCTTGAAGGGGGATTGCAAGGCCGCAAAACGGATATAGATGGTGTTGTCGACGGGAACCGGCTCACGCCCCGCTTGGGAGTTGCCGATATCCCGCAACGCCGCAGCGATGGTGTTTGCCCGCTCCAAACCACCGTCGAAGGATCGGGAGCGGGTCACCACCTGCAGCGAATAGCCGCCAAAACGACTGTCGAGGCTGTTGATAGGCGTACCGGCGTACTCGTACAGTACGATCACATCATCGGGCACATCGGCGCCATCCGGCAGATGTGACCGATAGATCGGCTCGGTGATGCCGGACGCTACCAGCAGCCCTTTGGTATCTTTGGTAAGATTCAACCGCCCAGCACCTCCTTTGCTGCGTCAGCCAGATGTTGCATATACCTGTCGCGATTGGCGTTTAGCGGATCCTCCAAGTATTTGGCTTTACCGCCCGGCACCTCGGGACCGTTGTGGTTCAAACTCAAGTCCTCGTGCTGTTTGGTGGCATACGGCAGATTAGACCCGACTGTCATTGTCAGTCCATCGTCGGCGCTGCCAAAGCGCCCGTCACTGGCACCGGGCTCCAACGATCCGCGCAGATCACCGGTTTCGATCGGTGCTTGCGCAGCTGCTTGCCCTGCCAGATCCAACGCATTGTCATAGTTGGCACCGCCAAGTGCCGCGCGCAATGCCTGTTTCAGCGCTCCGCCGCGCCATGTCACCTTCACATCGTTGCTCATAGCCGCGCCTCCGTATGGTCATAGCCACCGTATACGCCGCGCTTATGCGCCACACGGATGATGGCGGTGTCTTTGCCGTCAATCACCAGCGCATCGTCAAGGGCAATTGGCTGCTCGGTATACAGCACCCGCTCGGACACTACCTCGTGCCCCGTCGCGTCCTTAACGATGCGGCGATCATCCGCAACACGGCACAGCAGCGGCTCCGGCGTATCGTACAGCGGTGCACCGGTGTCATCGTATCCCTGCCGGCGCTTGATCATGACCGTGTCGGTCAGCTTATCCGATATCGTACTCATACGATGGGATACACCCCCTGCACAGCCAAATACGGGCGGACAAGCGCCGCTGCGATAGGCGACAGCAGATATTGCTGCACCCCCACGCGCAGTTCCGATGCCTTGACGTAGCTCTCGCTGGCATCGCCGATAGATACCGACGATACCCCTTGACGGATAGCACGTGCCCGGCTTGTCGCCGCGGCATCAGACACCTGGTCAAGGATAGCCGTTGCCTCGTGGCAGCACGCGCGCTTGATTGCCGTCGGTACCGCGTCATCCGGTGTGCGAGGGAATTCCAGCTCCTGCTCCGGTTGTACCTTAGCCCCCCGGAAGCCGGCGCCGCAAGCAGCCAAGGCGTCAATCTGTACCGTTGCTGTCAGCAGGGCTTTTTGTCGCACTTGCTCGTCTGCGGCCACCCACGCGTCGTTGCCGGTTAGTCCGTCCAGATACTCGTCGGCGTACTGGATCGTTGCATAGCTTTCCATCAGCCTCCCCCTTTGCCGTTTCATCCCCGACCGGTTGTGACACCGGTCGGGGCATAAAGAACGTCATGCTCATGATTAGGTGATTAGGTGCCGGAGGGCGTATCACTGCCACCCGGGGTGACCGTCACATTGGGAACCAGCTTGTGTTTGATCGCCGCCAGCGCCACTTTTTTGTGGTCAACAGCCAGCTGCCAGTTGGCGGCTTTCGCCAGATCCACATTGGCGGGCGTAGGATCGGTCGCGGTGGTATACGCCGCCGGCTCTTTCCACGCAACGCCCATCGGATGCAGCACAAACGCCCGGCGCGTGATCAGATAATCTTCGCTGCCCAGGCTGTCGCGGTCGGTTTCCACCGGCGTGATCGATGTCGGCACACCCTCGCCGCGGGCGATAGCGCCCATACCCACCAGATAGGTGGTATATACGCGCGCATCACCGGACCCGGTCACCGGCATATTGTCGTCCACGATCACACGATAGCCGAGATACGACGGATACGCCAGCGCGCCCTCGGGCGTGCGCACATATTCGATCAAGCCCTGCTTTTGCAGCTCAGTTTTAACCGCCGAGTGCATCACAATAGCCGTCAACGCGTCCGCCGCGTCGCCCAGCGCCTGTTTGGTATCCAGCACCGCACCGCCGGAGATCACCGCCGCAGCACCGGTATCGCTCGAGATGTCGTTGACGTGACTGGACAACGCCGAGCCAAACACGCCTGTCAGCACGCTGATCAGCACTTTCTGCTCCTGCCGGGTCCACCACGCCGTATACCGGTCGGCGATAGTTTTCATCGGGTCGGCACCAGCCAGCGCGCCCGCCAGTTCGTGGGCACCCCACGCTTTACCGCGGATCAACAGCACCGCTTTGTCCTGTCCGGTCGTGATGCCGTCCACCGTCAGCTTGCTGCCTTGGTTGGGCAGCACCTGATCGTCACCGGTCAGGTCGTTGAAAAACGGCATGTTGATGATTTTGCCGCCACCGGTCACCAGCTCATCCAGCTCGGGACTGGATGTGATGATGCCCGACTGCACCAGCGCCGATCGTTCGGTCGTCTGCTGCTGCACATACGGTACCCATACCTCGGGTACAATCACATCAGAGAGTTTTGTTACTGCCATTACATAATCATCCTTTCAGAATTTTAGTTTGCGCCGGCGGCGGCTTTCAACCGTTCCGCCAGCTTGGGATCGGTGCGCATAATGCGCCCCTGCTCGGTCAGGTTGTACCCTTCCCGGGTCCACGGATTGTCTTTGCCCGCTACCGGCGGCATATTGGCCGGATTGGCGGGCGGTGTGTTGGGGGCAGGTGTACCCGCTCCCAGCTCCGGCACAGCGTCCAGCACCGATTGCACGGCGGCGGTCACTTTGCCCGCGTCCACCTGCATATCGTCGCCGACCTCCACACCGGACAGATCAGCCAGCTTGAGCACATAGTCCAGCCGCTCCGCTTTTACGCCGAGCTGCGCCGCTGCCGCCCGTGCCGATATCTGCAACAGGCTCTGCTTGGCGGTGTTCACCCGGCTGTCAGCGGTCTGCTGTGCTTCGTGCACCAGCTGCTCCGGCGTTTTTTCGGACGCTTTTTGCGCCTTGTACGCCGCCAGTGCTCCCGCTGCCTCCTCCTCGGTCATGCCCTGCTGGGCAAAATACGCACGCAGCGCCGAGTTGGTAGCGCGCTGCGCCCGCTCGTCCGCAATGCGGTCTGCTTCCGCCAACTGCGCAGCCGTAAAGGTGACTGCCTGCGGTTCCCCCGCTGCCGGTTCTGCCGGCGGTGCGGCGGGGGTAGTGATGGGTGCGCTCATCGTGTTCCTCCCGTTTTAGGGCCGTCGCCCATATTTCCGTTTAATGTCCGTCGACCCGTGCAGCTTTTAGCGCCGGTCAGCACGTTTTGGGCATGAAAAAACCGCCCTTTCGGACGGTTGTAAACAAAAAGATTGATTTTTGGTACATTGTGTGGTATTTTTGTATTAGAAATTGCTTTGGAGGGATGTAAAATGATCTGGCTACCCGCTTATTATTCCAGCGGCAGGGATGCTCCGTACATCCTTATCGCCTTGCTTGGCGCGGCTATAAGCATCGCTATACTGGTGTGGATACTGCTGCAGATCAACAGGCAAACCAAGGGTATCGAAGAAATCTACAAGCTGTTGTATCGTATGCAATCAGACAATCCTCCTACCGATCATCCGGCGGAACCCCCTGTGCAGCCGTATTTGAAAGAGCTGGCAGACAGAGACAAGCGAAATGCACCGCGAAGCAAACCGGTAACCACAGTGGAAAAGATATGCATAGGCATCGGTAGCCTCTTTGTCGCTGTCGTCATCCTCGTTGTCATCATCATGGTAGCAACCAACAAATAAACGGAGAGATGTAAAAATGAATTGGATCAACGCTTACTATTCTAGAAACGACACAGACGGATTTTTGATACTAGTAATTATTGGTGCTATCGTCAGTATCGCCATTCTGGTGTGGATTATGCTTCAAATCAACCGACAGACAAAAGGGATTGAAGAAATCTATAAGTTGCTGTATCATATGCAAGAAAACGGAACAACAACGCCAAACAGTGAGCCAAACGCCAATGCTCAGCGACCGGAGTATATGAAGTGGTTGACAGAAAAAGACGTGCAGGAAAAGCAAACACAGCAAGACAGGTCCATGACAAAAACAGAAAAAATTGTTTTTGCAATTTTAATTGCCGCTGTATTAATTGCAATGGCCGCTATTTATTTACTCTTTGCTTAAATGACAATGATACTATAAACGGGGGGATGTAAAATGAATTGGATCAACGCATACTCGTACTATTCCAGCAGAAGCAGCGTACCGTACATCATTCTTGCTCTGATCGGTGCCGCTATCGGAATCGCCATCTTGGTGTACTTCATGGTGTATCTGTATCGGATCGAGCGCAACACGCGCAGCACCTTGTGGTATCTGCAATTGCTTACACGGCAGCAGCCAAACCAAAACGATGCGCCGACACAAAGTGACCCGAACACCGCTGCCGAAAGTGCAGAGCAAGCAACGCCAAACGATACCGCTGCCCCCGCACCGTTTCAAGGTATCGCCCCGGAGCAACCGACCAATGACAAAGAATCATCTCCGGTACCCGTTATTTTCGCCCTATGTCTGGTCGGATTTTTGATTATCGCGGGCATCGTTTCGTCGGTCACCTGACATCACCAATCGCATATAACACGGGAGCGACCAAAAGCTGGTCGCTCCCTTTTTGTTATTCGTCGGTTTTATCTGCGCCGTAGAAAGTTTCAAGGATGCGCTCGAATTGCTCTTTCGATAACTTACAAGGTTTGTCGCTTTTGGGATCATCTGTCCCGCCACAGTCATTCACCCTCGCAAGAAAACGATCATGAGATGACAATTCTTTATATCGCACACACTGCTCCGAATGCGGCAGCCGGCAAAATTCGTCAAACGTTAAACTCATCTGTTACGTCCCTCGCTTTCACACATATTGTCCCATCGTCCCCAAACCACACACGGTCAATCGCAAATCGTGTGCCCCTCGGAAAAAGTATTTCTGCTTCAGCGCTGTTGTATTCACGCAAATCGCGCCCCTGTTTGGAATCTATGTACATCAACACACTGGGGCGCTCGTGATAACCACTTTTTACGGAAGTCGATGTGAATGCCGTGCACAACATTCGTTTGCGTGTAGCCCAGCATTCAACACAATCAGCGGAAAACTTATTCAATTCCTTATCTGTGTAAAATTTCAATGACCGAATAACCTCGCCTTTATACTTCGGCAACTTTTGCAAAGCACTGTCGAGAGAAGCAGCCATGCTATTTTCCTGCGGTGTTAAAGGAATACCCTCTCTTAATTTAGCGTTAAGGACATAACTGCCTGCGCTAACATAAGACAACACAGCTGCCTGCTCATCATCCGTCAATATTATATCACGTTTTACAGCTTTTGCAACATACCGATAATCCGCCTGCAGGTCTTTCCAGCGCTGCGATTCGGATTGTTTCATTGTGCGGAACGCACCGAAGTTGGCAGGGGTCTGATCCGGAAGTAATGCGCGGTATTTTTCCCATTGCCGCCGATCCTGCCACCGGGCGCGGTTTTTGGCTTGCGCAGCAGCATACGCCTTGCGCTCACGGTCGCCGCGGGTATCCACAAAGGGGCGCATCGACTGGCGTGACCACGCTGTCAGCTGTTCGGGCGTGCAAAGCGCCGGCACGATAATGGTCAACCGATGACGGCAGTTGGGGTGTATGTTGTTGTACCCGCTCGCAAAAGCTGTGTCATACAAATAAGGGAACCGCAACGGTTCCCCGCTGGTGCCCTTGTATTTGCCATTTGCAGCCTCTTTTGTCAGGGCGTACACTCTACCCTCGTACTGCGCGCAGACGGCGCATTTGGGCGCGTGAGAGGTAAACCGCGCCAAATCATAGCCGTGTTGCCCCGCTGCGTCAATTTTAGCAGCGTTTTGTGCCTCCGCAGTCGTGGATCGCGCCACCAGTGCGGCATATGGCACAATACCCATCGTGCCCCGCTTGGTGGCAATGCCAGTTTTGCCGTTCCTGCCCTTGAGGTCGAGGTTGTACAGTTCAATCGCCAGCTGCCGGCGCATCTGATTGACCGTCTGACCGGTCGCCATTTTATGCTTTGTTGCCTCGACGCCGGCGCGGCGGATAGCATCCTGCCAGATACGCCCCACCCGATTGGTCGCGACCGTCAGCTGGTCAACGGCGTTCTGGATCATAATATCCAACTGCCGCCAGTTGACACGCGGCGTAAACGCGGTGTCGGTGTCCTTGCAAAATGATGTCAGCCCCGTGGCGTACGCTTGCTCCAAGGCTTCGCGCACCGCGCCGGGTGTTTTGCGCTTGAGCTTTTTCAGCGTTGCCTTGACCTTGTCCAGCAATGCCCGCTGATAGCCAGTGCTGTTGCCATACCAGTCCTTGTAGGCAATCTCACGGTACAGCTCCTTGACCGCTGTCTCATACAGCTTGATCAGCTTATCCTCGCTGGTCATTACGCATCACCGCTCTCTGTGTCCCCCTCGGCTATAATGCCGTCATCCAGCGGCGATGTGTCTGTGGCTTGCGCCCATCCTCCGGATGCGATCTCATCGTCTTGCCGGATCAGCTCCAGCTCCGCCTCGATATCCGCGTCTGTACGACCATCCAGTTGCTGGATAGCACTGTACTGGCTGATTGTTGCCTTGTTACCGGTGCGAATCTGCATGATCTCCGCCGATTCTTTCGGATCGTCCGGCAGACCGTCCTGCCAGGTGATGGAGATGTCATCAATACGCACACCATCCAACAACGCCGCCATACGCAGCGCTTTTTTCAGCGCCACATCCAGCTTGCCGCGGATGCGCGCCACTTTGGCGAGCGGGGATATCATCATGCGCCGCAGCGCGGTACCGCTGGGGATGGACCCGCTTTTGTTGGCGGTGTCACCGAAGATTGCCGCGCCCATTTCGGATTGTGTATACAGCTGGTCAATCAGCTTGTCCACAAACGTGAAGTTGGCAGCCAGCTGCGCATCCCATGTAAGGTATCCTACATTGGCGGTGTTGCCCTGCTCGTCCTGATTGATAACATAGTTGCCGGCGGGAAACTCTTTGTTACCGTTGCCATCGTCCTGCAGCGCACAAGCGGGACCCTGCATCGTCGGTTCGGTATGTTTATCCAGCACTTTTGCAATCTGTGCCAATCGCACCTCCAGCTCGGACACGATGCTGTCGATGTCGGCATAGTCATCTTGACCGAACAGGTCGCGCGATGTGGTGGTGTTGGGAATATGCAGGATGGCGAAATCGTCAAGCCCGGTTTGCACTATGTTGTCATCCTCGCACTGTGCGCCAATCGTGCCGCCGTCAAGGATGTGTGTGCGGGTAGTATACTGACCCCGCTCGTGGATGCACAACCGCAAATAGGTGGTTTTGCTGTCCCCGCTTCCCTCGTCGTATGTCCAGCCAAGCACATGGTGCGTGATCTGTTTGACATTATCCGGCGACACGACCGGAAACCACGTTTCGGGCGCTGCCACATCCACGACAGCCCCCTCATCCGTCCGGCGTGCATACAGCAGCCCATCGCCGCACATACTGACATCCAGCACCGCTTCGCGGAGTGTGCCGCCAATCAGCGACGACCGCGCCGCAATGGTGTCCAGCACATCCGTCTGATCGCCCGCGTCAATTTTGGGCGGCTCGCCCAGCAGCAGGTCGGCTGTCTTGGTGCTAATCCGTTTGGGGTAATTCAGCGCAATGTGATAGCTGATGAGCTTGTCATAGCTGCCGATCACACGACCTATGCGCTCTGCCTGCTCCTTGTATTTGCTGTCGCAGGTGTTGCTAAACAGCTCGCGGTTATAGGCGTACCGGTCAAGCCGATCACGTTCGCTCGGCGGCGGCCAGGTCTGCCCCGGCGAAATGAAATCTAAATTTGTCAGCATAGTGGTCATCTCCTGTTGATAACATTGCACACGCGCCCCGCTTGCGGAGCAGGAACCATATACGGCTCCAACGCATACCGCATAGCATCCATAATGTGGTTGCAGTCGTCTATGGGACGGTTGAGCTTTTTACCGGTCTTGGCATCCGTCGCCCATGTGTAATTGCCAATCTCAGTCAAAAAATTGGTGCATCGCGGATGCACGATAATCTTGTAGTCCTGCACAAAGTCAATGCCGTTGCTGATACTGTCTTTGCCTTTGCGGGCATTGCATATATGCGACAAGCCCAGCACGCGCAAACGATCGATGCTCTTCGGTTCGGCGGCATCGGCACGGATACGCTCTTTAGCATATCCTGCACTGATAACCGCCTGAGCGATCGCCTCGTTGGACATGCCAGGCTTGTATATTTCATCGAACACCCAGAGCGTTTTGCTGCTGGTGTCTATCAGGCCGCAAAACAATGCGGTAGGGTCGTTGGTGTAACCAAAGTCAAGCCCAAACGCGGATTGTACGCCAGGCGTTTGACGGACTTCGTCGAGGCTAAACAGTCGTTCCTCCCAGTTTTCGTAGACCAGTCCGTCAACGATGCCCCAATCACCCAGCCCCGCTACACGGTAACGGCGCGGATTATTGACACGCATTGTCTCGAAAACTTTTTTATCCGCGTCATCCAGCCACTCGTTACAGGTATAGTTGGTGGTCATCGCCAACACATCAGGGTGCGGCTGGTCAAAGAATCGGGCTTTCAGCCAGTGGTGCTCGTTCCACGGGTTGAATGTTAATGTGACCTGCTTAAACAGCCCCGGCGGCACTTCACCACGAATACTTTCGTCCAGCGTATCAAACGCCGCCTCGGAGCTTATCTCGTATGCCTCCTCAACCCACAGCCAACAAAGCACGCCAACCTCCACAGTGATGGAGGTTACTTTCAGCGGATCGTCAAGCCCGCGGAAAAGGATCTTTTGTCCGGTGGGCTTGTAGGTCATTTCAAGCGGGCTCTCCTTAATGTCCCACCACGCATCAACACCAAGGCGGTGGATAGCCCATTTAAGCTCCGTAAAGCAGCTGTCTTTTAATGTGCGGTATGTTTTGCGCACGCAAAGCAGGTTGGCTTGCGGGTATTCCATAATCCGTGTGATATTATTCAGCGCCGCGGTTTTTGATTTTTTGGAGGCACGGGAGCCTTTGCACACCCGGTAACGACCTTTGAAGTTCCAGAAGGTTCCGTAACCCTTGCCTACGATATTGGGCAAATACAGTTGCTGCGCCGTCTTAATCTTCAAGACAACCAGTCTCCGCAAGTGCTTTTGTGATTTTGGGGTACTGATACGCCATCCAATCAATCATTGTCTCGTCGTGCCCCCCCCCCCATTCAGGTCTTCGATAATTTTCGGCAATACCTGATTCAAACAAAAAAGCGTGGATAATTTCATGGCGCAACACTTTTCGCAAATAACGGTCGTTGTCGCCCAATCCACTGCTGTTATCGCCCGCTTTGACGACGATCTCGCGCGTCGTTTTGTCACAATAGCCGTCACAGTCGTGTAAAAAAGCATCCTGATTCGGCGTACGATAATGCACATCATACTTTGCGCCAAGCACATCAATCTTCAAGCGCGTCACCCCCCGTGATCACAACCGGCACAGCGCCGTCGACATCCACCTTATCCGTGAACATACCATAACGCTTGCCAATCAATTCAGCAGCTTTCAACCTTTCCTTGGCTCCAACTGCTTTTTCTGTCAACTCCTGGCAACCGTCACCACACAGAATAGGGATTTCTTCGGTATGTTCGCCCCGCATCACCGAGGTAAGATACTCCATAACCTCAGTTGCCTTTGCTGTTTTCTGGCTGCTTATTTCGGCCAGCTTTTCCTCGATATAGGCTTTTATCCTAACATTCTTTAACAGCCGTGCACCCGCTGCTCCTGCCACGGAATCCTTTTTCACACCCGGGTATGCAGCCTTATATGCACGACTTGCGTTGCAGTCTATGATGTACTCATCCGCAAATTTTTGCTGTCTATCAGTCATGATGTATCACCTCGCTTTCGATACAAATAAGCCCCTAACCCACCCACGGAGATTCTCATAATGCCCCGCTCGCCTTTTTCTCAATAGAAAAAGATCCTTGAGTACAGGCGGTTTGGCCGGAGGCTAAGCCGCTCTTGCCGCCTCTCTTTCATACCCAAGGATCCATAATATCATTGTATCACTGACCGACGGGACAAACGGGACATGTTTTATTTCTCACCGCCTTTTTCGCGCTTCAAATAACGATAACAGGTCTTTTTTACGCTGTCCTCCGTGTTAGCGCCCCCCACACTAAATGCCACCTGTAGCCAAGGGAGCCCGCTCACAAAACGCAACGTAAATATTTGCCGGGTTAGACTGTCTGGTATGCTGGATATGTACCGTTCGAGACGATTGCGCTCGTAGATGCACTGCTGCTGTTTCGCCGCGATAATTGCTTTAAGGTCGACGATCTCAGCCACGCACCGTGCCAAGTCGTCTCCGTATCCCGAGGCGTGCGGCATACTGTCTAGCTTTTGGGCCTTTGGCGATGACACTACCACCTCAAGCTCTTCCAGTCGACGCTTGTCCATTTCAATCTCGCGGTTAAGCCAGTACAGTTGCGATAGTTCTTTGATGGTCATGCTGCCGCCTCCTTTTTTGCTTTCTGGATTCTAACTTTCAGGGCTTCCAGCAAACTGTCCTGTGCATTAGCTTTGCCGCCCAGAGATTTAATGACATCTTCGTCCGTACCGCCCTGCACCACCAAGTGATGGATCATGACGGGGTACGGCTGCCCCTGCCTGTGCAAGCGTTTGTTGGTCTGCTGGTACAGCTCCAAACTATCGTTCAGGCCAAACCAGATGACGTGATGACCGCCCTCTTGCAGGTTGAGACCATAGCCACAGGACGCAGGCTGCATTAACAGCAGGTCGATGTTACCGGCGTTCCAATCGTCTTCCTCCGCTTTGCCCTCGTACACTCTCACCCGCAGACGTGTAACTTCCAGCGCCTGCAACAACCGGTCACGGTCGTGCTTAAAGTTGTAGCAGATAATCGCGTGCTGCCCGTTCAGCTGCTCCACAGTCTCAAGCAGCGCCTCGATCTTGCAGTCATGCACGGTGATGACGTTCCCGTCCTCGTCGTACACAGTGCCATTGCAGAGCTGTAGGAGTTTGCAACGCAGAGTAGCGGCAGAGCCTGCCGTGATGACGGTCTCGTCCACCTGCAGCAGCGTGTCCCGCTCCAAACGGTCGTAAGCCTTCTGCGCAGCAGCGTCCAGCTTAACGGGGATATCCTCATAAATCAGTTCGGGCAGATCGAGGTAGTCTTCCGATTTCATGCTGATGCAGATGTCGGAAACACGCCTGTAGATTTCGTCTGCCGCGCCCAACTTCGGCGCATAACTGAATATCGTTGTGCGGCTGCGCTTGTCCGGCACAAAGTACGCGTCGCGGTAAGACGTGATGGTACGACCCAGCCGCTGCCCACAGTCCAGCAGGTACACCTGCGCCCACAGGTCCATAAGGCTGCGAGGGTTCGGCGTGCCGGTCAGCTCCACAATGCGGTTGATTCGAGAGCGCACCAGCTTCAGTGCCTTGAAGCGCTTTGCCTGATGGTTTTTGAAGCTGCTGCTCTCGTCAATGACCACCATATCAAACGGCCAGCTGTGTCCGTAATAGTCTACCAACCATCGCACGTTCTCACGATTGATAAGATAAACATCCGCCGTTTGGGCCAGTGCCGCAGCACGCTGCCCCTCGGTGCCAAGGACGTGTACCAGCCGGAGGCACGAAAGGTGGGACCACTTTGCAGCTTCTTTGTCCCACGTGGACTCCGCCACTTTCTTCGGTGCAATGACAAGCACTTTCCGTACCGCCCAATATTCATACTTCAACCGCTTGATCGCAGTCAGCGTGATAGCCGTTTTGCCGAGGCCCATATCCAAGAAAAGCCCCAATGCCGGATCACGAATGATCCGGTCAATGCAATACTGCTGATAGTTATGCGGGCAAAAATCCTTCATTCCTCAGCACCTCCCTGCATCGTGCAATCACGGTTTCGATCTTCTCCGCGCTATCGACCGATGAGAAAACTTCAAAGCCCAGTGCCCGTAACAGCCCTTGAACATAAAGCTGCCGTTTGCGTTCCGTCTTCCCGGGTTTCTTCAGCTCGACAAAAATCACCCTTGCACCGGGAAGCAGGATGATCCTGTCAGGAACACCGGAAAACCCGGGGCTCTCAAACTTCAAACACCGGATGCCGTGGCCCAGTTTCTGGACACTGGTTCTCAGTTTATTTTCGTAATAGTTTTCGTGATAGGATTCGAGCATTTAGTTCCTCCTTGTTGGTAGCAAATGTAACGTTTTGGACCCTATTTCCTATAATTCCCGTGCATATAGGCGCTATGGCGTATAACGCCCATACGCCCTTTATTTCAAGTAATCAATAGAAAAAGTATGTTACAATGTTACAAAGTCTAAAAAGCCCTTGAAATACGGGCTTTTTCGCTGTAACATCTGCTGTAACACTTTTGTTACAGTGTTACAGGCGCAGAGCCGTGTAACATTCAGTGTTACAGCATAATGTTACAGCTTTTTTCATGCCCGGACAAAGCCGCGCTGTACATTGTACGGACCCACTCGGATAACATTTCCAGACCGCTTCCAGCCGTCCAGTCGCGCCAAAATAGCGTTAAATTCACGCGTGTCAGCGGGCTTCAAATCACGGACATTTCCGTTAAATAGTTCACACCAAATCTCTACGGCAGCGATACGGTCACGGTCCACGAGCTCAAGTTCCTGCCCGTCCGGTGTCCGTGTAGCTCCCGCCCAGTAGTCCCGCCGCCTGTCAATAGGCCACTTCGACCAATCCACTGGCACTTGCTTTTCAACAAAGTCTTTAATCAAGCCCTCGCGGGCAGATACCTCGCGGTGCTCTTCCTGCTTGATCTTTGCCTCCTGCTCCACGTCGCCGGTCAGATACAGCGATTCGCCCGCCTGCCAGCGGGCCTTTGCCTCCGCCCACAGTTGGTCGATAATGTCGTCGGTCAGGTCACGCCACACGGTTTTGGTGTGCGGCTGCTCGCCTACGTCCACGGGCCAGAAACGCCGGTTGCCGGTCGTGTCCTGAAGGAAGTCCGTTGTATTGGTGGAGCCGAAGAACACGCACTGCCGGGGCAGCTCCGAGACGTGACGGCCATACGCTGCGCGGTAGCGGTCGGCGCGCAAGGATAGGAATTGCTTGATGCGGGCGACGTCGGTCTTGCGGAAGGCATCCAGTTCCGACACCTCCACCAGCCACACACCCTGCAGCAGTTCTGACGCGTCCTTACCCTCGAAAGTGCGTATGCTGTCATTAAACCAGCCACGGCTCATTTTATCTAACAGGGTGCTTTTACCGATACCCTGCGGACCGGCCAAAATAACCATATTGTCGTACTTGTAGCCGGGTATCATAGCGCGGGTAACGGCTGCAGTGAAGCTCTTGCGGCATACAGCGCGGTTGTATGGGGTATCTTTAGCACCAAGGTAGTCAATGAACAGCGTATCCAGCCGGGGTACGCCGTCCCATGTCAAGCGAGTAATGTACTCGCGGACTTCATTGAATGCGTGCTGCGAAGCGTGGATGTCAAGGGCGCTGTCGATGTTACCGCGCCCGGAGATGCCCCAGAAGCGTTCCATATACCAGTACAGACCGTTGCTGTCTGTGTCGGACCACAGGCGGCGTTTGCCGTCCTTTTTCCACGGCAGCGGTCCCAACACCTCACCACGTCCCGCGAACTGGTTAAGGGCGAACTTGCCCTTCAGGAGCGGGTCGCCGTCAAGGATAATGAGCACATTGTCAATGGTGCTCTTGATCTTACCGTCCTGTGTCCGCTGTAGCTTTTCTGCCCATGCGGTGTCGTCCTCCGGCGCGGGGTCGTTGCCCATACCCTCGAACTCCCGCACGGCTTGCTCGTGTTGCTCACGGTTGAGCGTGGCGCATACGGTCTTGTCGGCCAGCGCCAGATCGCACATGGCCTTGTAGGACGGAAGCTTTGCGACGGGTGTTTCCGGCGCGGCTTTGTCGTCCTTGTCTCCAAACTTGTGTAGCCGGATTAGGTCAAAGGCATTGACCAGCCGTCCGCCGCACGGGTCCGTCGCGTGGTGGCTGAACAAGAACTTGCCGCCATCGTAGATGATCGCGCCGCCCGTAGTAGAGCCACCCAGATAGGTATAACGGTCGGGGTCGTTGTCCACGGCCTCATAGATGCCGGGCAGATAGGCGTCCATAGCAGCCAGCACATTATAGGTGCGGCAGAAGGCACCCACAAGGCCCTGCTTTTCTTCGGGGTCGCCCTGCTTCATAGCCAGCTTCTGATAGCTGGTAGCGCCGGGAACCACCGGCCAACTCGTCAGGTCGTGCCAGTCGGCATATGTACCAAGCAGCGCGTCTGCGGATATCAGCGGCGCGTCTACGGCCTTGTAGACAAATTTGCTGTCGGAACAACAGGACGGCCAATACATTAGCCGACAGGTTTCAAACGTGGTCGGGTCAGCCATACCGATGCCCACATGAGCCGCCACACGGCGCGCGCACGGCTCGTATTCGTCGGGGGTCATAGTCCGGTCGGTCGGGACGACGACGCGCAGACGCGGGCGTTCAGGCGTGTGCTTGCGGGTGCTGTAAATGCAGTAGCCATAGCCCAGCTCGTCCATTTTGCCGATGATGGTTTCCGTCTGCCATCCGGGAACATTATCAAAGTCAAGCGTGATGATGTCGCGTCCGGTCACGTTGTTTGCCTTGCGGCGCCGCCCCACCAGCGAGCCGCCTACAAAGCCGCCAACGTCTTTCAGGTCATCCTGCTGCGATTTCTTCAGATGCAGATAATCTTGCAGGGTTTCAGCCCCGCGGACCGGCGTAGACAGCCGCTTATAGAGTTCATCGACGGTCAACACCGTCTGTTTCCAAACCATATCACGGCGGTTGTTGCCTACGGATATGGTGATTTGTCTGTCATAGTTCATAATCAGGTACTCCTGTCCTCAGGATCACCCCCCCCCCGTCACCGGGGAAGGCGTCGCCTCCTTGTGTAGCCCCGCACTGCTCATTCCCGCGCTTCTCCCGTAATACGGTCGGACAGGCGGACCAGTTTTTCCGCGCGGATGCGGTCCACCATAGCGCGGTTTCGAAAGATAATCTTGAGCTGTTCCAGCATAATTTCTACGTCGGCAATTTCCTCGGCCAGAGCTTCGGTATTGTCCGCGCCACGCAGGTTCTTCGACAGCTCTTTCGTCAGCTCCGACATTTCTTCCATCGCCATCACAAGCTGCGATTGCTTGCCGTAGGTCCTGACGGCCTCGGCATAGGTATTTGGTCGTATAGCCTTATTACCGGTCTTTTGGGTCACTGTCTTAATCTTGTTCATCTAAATGTCCTCCTTCTTTTCAGCGTTCCATGCCGCGACATCAACGCCGATCCCTTGCAGCTTGCGGTCCGCAAGCCAAGCGCTGTCGTCAGGCATTTCATAGTAGTTGACCAGATCATCGTGGATAACCGTAAACTGTTCCCACGCACGCCGAAGTCGCTTTTTCCCGAAGCCGAGGTGCTTGTGTAAAAAGAAGAGAAACGCAGCATCAATAGCGTTGGTGTATTTCCGGTCAGCGTTCATAATTTGCCGATTGATCTCAGCATCCAGTGCTCGCCTCTCGCGCGCGGTAAGTTTGACGCTTGATTGGCCTTCGCAAACCTTAGCTTTCATGGTGGTTTTCTCGCAGCGTCTCCGTGGCGATCTCACCGGCGCAGGCCGCATAACCGGCCAAGTCAACGAAGCTGTCACCCTTGACGCCGGTTTTGATTCGGGCCACTTTCAGGAGCGCCAGCATCATCGCTACATCCTTTGCAGTGTAGCTGTGCCCCGTATACGCCTCCCAGAGCTTGCCCACAAGGGCAAAGTTGTTCTCCGGCTTGCCGTACTCCTGTTCACGCTCCCCGCAAACACATTTACAGGCAGCCTCTAAAATTTCAGCTCTTTTCATTTCGATGTCTCCTCCTTATTTTCCCGGATCAATATCATCGAAGCATACCGGAATCAGCCGATGAACCTTGTCCAACAGGATCAAGGCCACTTCCCGCATCTGCGGGTGTGCGCCGGCAGCGGTACGCAGCCGCAGGAAATGGCGCCACTCACGGATATTGGCCGTCATAACGACCTCTGTTTTCAGACTGTTCGGGAGTACCGCACGGGCCTCTTGCGGGGTGCAGCCCCATTCCAGAAGAGAAAAGTATGCAAGCTCCGCGTCCGCCATCGCCTGTTTCCAGATCGCATAACCCGTTGTGTCACCTGTAAGAAATCCCGGTTCAATGACCGTGATCTCGCAGCCGAACTGAGCCTTGCTGTAGTTGCAGTAGCGGGTACTCTCCTGACAATAAGATGCCATCCGGTGTCTAACGAGCTCGTGGCTGACGCCGCGGTCACAGATAAACTTCACGGTAAAACTGCAATGCTCTAAGACCGCCTCGTGGCCGCGCTTGATGATACCTGCAACGAACTTCGGGGCGCTGTCGTCCGTAATCTTGCCCTCGGATTTGTAGCAGACGCGCCCGCACTCCTCAAGGCGCCTCAGAATGACAGCCCCATCGATCGGGGTGATGAACTGCACGTCAGGCTTAATAATCTTCATCGTCGTCCTCCTTAATCCTTCTTGAAAAACTTACCGACCCAGCCGTCAGCGCCGAGGGGTAAGCCCTCAGCCCATGGGATCGGTGTTGACATAATCTTGACTACTTTGTCCAGCATTTCGTCGTCTGTGCCAAACGCCGGAGTGTCGATAACAACCTCGTCGTGAATGTGGAAAACCACAGGGAGCCCAGCGGCTTCAAGGTGTTCAATGGTCTGCGCCAAACAGTCGCGGGCGATAGCCTGCACGACGTTCTCCACCAGCTTTCCGCCGTAGGTTTCGATGCGACCCCACTTGTTCTTGTCGTTAACACCCATATAGGTGATGGACGGACCACCCCAGCGGTTTTCACCGACAGCCGGTTCTACATAGTAGAGCTTGCGCCCGGACGGGAGTGAGATTGTCATACAGGTTGTACCACGGATGCAGTCACATTCCCGCGCGAAGGTGCAGCAGCGAACGCGGAGAGATCCGCCGTTCTGGATGACCCGGATTGCCGCGTCGTTAAAGCTGTACCAGAGGTTTCGGATTTTAGGGTTTGTGTTGCGCCATTTGTCCACGATGTCTTTGATTTCCTCGTCTGGTAGGTCGGCAAGCAGCTTGCCGGTGTCCATCTGCCGCATGGCCGCAACGCCGCCTTGATACCCGAGAGCCAATTCTGCGACCTTGCCACGCTGCCGAAGGGCGTACTCAGGGTTACCTTTTTTTATCCGTTCCAATGGGACACCAAACATCTGAGAAGCGGATGCCTCATAGATTTTGCCATGCGTCCTGAAGACTTCAAGCCGCCACTCCTCGTCAGCCAGCCACGATATGACACGGGCTTCGATGGCGCTGAAATCGGCATCGATCAGGACGTTGCCCGGGGCAGCCACAAACGCGGTGCGGATAAGCTGCGACAACGTGTCATTCGGAGAGCCGTAGACTGTCCGCAGTGCATCGAGCTTGCGACCTTTGACCAGCTCACGGGCCAACTCCAGCGGCTCCGTGTAGGTACGGGGCAGATTCTGCACCTGTACAAGACGACCGGCCCATCTGCCGGTACGGTTGGCACCGTAAAACTGTAGCAGCCCACGGACGCGTCCGTCGTCGCACACGGCGGCCTCGATGGCGTCATATTTCTTGGTGCTGGTCTTACCCAGCTCCTGCCGGATTTCCAGCATCCGCTGGACGTGGTCAGCGTTGTCACGGCCCAGCATCTCTTTGATCGTCTCTTTGCGCAGGGTGGTGATGTCGTCACCGGTTTCGACGGACAGCCAGTGGGTAAGTTGCTTGACGCTGTTGGGGTTTTGCAGACCGGAGAGCTGGACAGCCTCATCGGTAAGCTGCGCGCGAATGGTTTCGCCCAGTTCCAACGCGCCAGTACAGAAATCCATGTCGACTGCCACACCGCGCGCATTGATAAGCAGGTCGGTTTCCCACTGCTTCTGAACGAAATCCGGCACAGGGAACGCGGACAGACGGCGTTCGATCTCCATTTCCGCCACAACGTCCTGACCGTTGTAGGTCTTGAACAGCGCCCATTTTTCGGGGTCGTGATGCGGGTAGTTCCTAGTCCTGCCGCCGTTCGCCTTTGTGGGTTTGCAGGGCACGCAGAAATAGCGAATCAGAGCCTTGCCGGTAGTCAGCTTCTGCTTGTCCTCTGGAATTCCCAGTGCCCGACCCGTCGCATCCAGACCTGCGGTGTAACCGGCATACAGACCGTGCAGCATTGTGTCGCGCCACTGTGAAGGCGGGAGCTGCGCGCCCATGTACTTACTGAGGCAGTACCATTCAAAGGCCGCGTTGTAGGCGCGCTTCAGGCACTGCGGGTCCGTCAGGGCGTGGATAACTTCCATCGGGATTTCTTCGCCCTGCGCCATATCAATGACCTGAGTGGGCGCACCGTCGAAGCTGTACGCAAAAAGCAGAATC